GACTTGGATGTACTGGCTGTTCGGCGTGATGTTGTCACCGAGCGTGCAATAGAACGCACCCGGCGTGCTGTTACCACTCGTGGGCAACAGCGGTGCAGTCGTGCGGTTTACGAAGGCAGACACCTCGACTGTTCCGTTGTCGCGCGTGCCCATCACGAAGGTCTTGCCAGCGCTGGTGAGGCTCGTGACATCAATCTCGGTCGCGGCAATGCCGCTGAACGAGATGCCGCGCGCCAACGGGATCTCGGCGTAGGCGGTTAGCGGGGGAGGCGTTGGCGAGTAACCGAAGGCGCTATACAGAGATGAGAAGGCTGGCATGGGTCATCCTGCGTAGTGGATGCTGAACACGAGTACCGACACGAACGTGCCGGATGACTCGCCCGCCATCGGGTCTTGGTAGGCGGTCATCGTGTTGGAATGTAGGCACTGCTGGATCACTATGGAACCGTCCGTACCAGTCCAACCGTTCAAGCCAAGCATGACCGCCGCTGCCAATGATTGCGTCTCGGCTCGGGTGCGGGCTACGGCGGTCACCTCAAAGCGGCAGGTAGTCAAGCCCGTCAGCGCGAACGCCATCACCTTCTGCTCGGACTGAATGCCCGTGATCAAGCACGGGACCGCACCGCCTTGCGCGCGCGCGTCGGGATAGATCCGCTGCGAGACCATGGCGGTCACGCCCGCCGTAGCCAGCAGGCGGTTTCTGACTGCGACCTCGATGGAGTCCGTTGGCATGGTCAGTTTCCGCTCGTCAGGTCGCGCACGATGGCCCGGAACATTCCCTCTGCCTGTGCGCGCTTGTCTTCCAGCGCCGGACCCATGAAGGGCCGGGCCGCGATGCGACGGGGCCGGATCCGTCGCCCGTAGTAGTGGGTCAGGCGGTAGCCGAACTCGAATAGGTGCGCCAGCGAGGCCAGCGACCAGTCGGGCACGCGCGACACAGACTCACCGCGGGCCAGTGCATCCGCCTCACGGCGCGAGCGCCCGTACCAGACGGCCAGCACGCCACGGTTGTAGTAACTGCTGCCCTTCATGCGCTTGAACTGTGGGTAGATTCGCGACGCGATAGCCCGCCGGACCCCTTGGTGATACTTGCCCGTCGTGCCGATCTGCACAGCGTTCAACTTGGCCTGCTGCCCGATGAGCAGTAGCGCGGGCCGGACCGCTTCCTTGAAGATGCGCTCCTGCGCCTTCTTCTCGATCTTGCCCATTCGGGCAATGGTGTCCTCGGTCCCGCTGACGTTGACCGACATGGCGGTGCGCATGCGGTTCTTCACGTCATCACCTCGCACTCAAGTTGCAGGCGCGCGCGCAGCCCGTCCGGGTCGATCAAGGACTTGACCTGATAGACCGCCGAACGGTAGGTGATGCGGCTGCGAGTCGAGACCGTCGCGCCCCAGCGCAGCAGCACTTGGATGCGCTGGACCCGCACTTGACCTTCCTCTTCCTTGGTCTCGCTGACCGCCATCTCTGTGACCTGCGCCCACAGCGACGTGCCAGCGCCCCATGACTCAATCATCTGACCGAACGCGTCTGCGGTGTCCGTCGGGTTCTGAACCGACACGCGCGCTCGAAGCCTGCCGATCCTCACGGCATGACCTCGCCAACCCACAGCGCGCCGCAGAGCGAGTCGACGGCCAACTCAATCTCTTTGCTGATAGTCCCGACCACGACCGCTTCACGGTTCTCATACCAGTGACCGATCAGCAGGCGGCACACTTGCCCGATCGTCGCTGGCATCTTGCCAGCAGCGTCGTAGCCAGCCGTGAACAGCACCACTACCGCGTCCTCGGCACCGTCAATGACTTGCGGCCACTCCGTGGACCCGTATGGCAAGCGGATGCGCCCGGGAGGCACTGCGAAGGCCACGCGGTAGTTCGTGTTCGCGGTCAGCGTCTGTGAGGTCGCATCTGCCTTGACGTAGGTGATGCTGGTGACCGCCGCACATGGTGCCGTGGGCATGACGATGTCCGCACCGGAGTCCGGGAAGCGTGACAACTCCATACGGTAGGACCGCAGGCCGACGGTGATGGCCGTGCGGCGTTCAACGTAGGTCCGCGCCGCCGCAATAAGCGTGGTGATGAGCGCGTCTTCGTCGTTGCCGTCAACGCGCAGGTGCGCCTTGGCCTCGGCAAGCGTCAGCGGCTCGATCGCTGGCGCGGTGGTCGCTGCCCACCGCCTGATGTAAGGGATGGTTGCCATGCGTCGGTGCTGTTCGTTCGGTTGTCGTTGGTTGCGCGCCGCCGCGACGATTGCGCAACGCCGTGATGAATCAGACTCGCTGCCTGATCGTCGGTCACGCTGGCTTCGTCGCCCGGCACCAGCAAGCGACCGTTGAGGATGACAGGCGTAACGATTTCAACGACACGCACCGGCCCGGCAGCGTGGTCGCTGCCGGGCCGGGCGTTGTCGCTGTGTGGGAGATGCGTCATCAGGCCTTGATCTTCAACTGGACCTGCGATTCCGCCACGGTCAACTTGCCGTCGTGGCGGGCGAAACCGAAGTAGCCCGTCTGATTGTTCGCGAGGAAGGTCTCACGGGCCACCTTGATGTTGATCGACTCGCGCTCACCGATCTTGTAGTACGACATGTCCCCGAAGGCAGCGACACGGCTGCCAGCGGCGAACGCCGGACCATCGGCAAGGCAGACGACCGGGAAGCCGAGCAGGCGGTCCGGTTCGCCGTCCTGCAGACGACCGTCACCGAGCGACCACGCGAACGGCGCGTACGTCAGGTGCGATCCTGCAGCCGTGCCAGCGGTCATCAGCAACTGGCGGATCTTGTTGAACACGCTGTCGGTCATGACCCACTTGGCGTTCGCACGGTACTGACGGGGCAGCGCGTAGACCACGTTGAGCAGGTCCGCCACGGCCACGGCACCCGATGCGGCAGTCTCCACGTTGGTCACGTCGGGCGTTGCGCCAGAGCCGTAGGTGAAGATGCCCTTGGGCTCGCCGCTGCCCGAGCCGCTGGCGAAGGCCAGTTCTTCCACCTTGCCCATGACCCGGCCCATCTGCGAAGCAAGAATGGTCTCAATGTTGAAGCCCGGGCCGCGCGTCGGAGCGTCTGCGATCAGTTCGTTGCTGGCCTTCGTGAAGACGCGCAGCGTGTTCGGGGACAGCACGACGTTCGCGAAGGTGGGCGAAGTCTCGGTTGCCGCCGTGCCCTGCGCGACGTAGGCCGCAGTGGCGAAGGCGTTCTCAATCGGGATGTCGGTCTTGAACGAGCCCATGGACATCACGTCAGCCGCGCTGCGCATCGCGTTGGCGAGGAACCGCTTCTCAACCAGCGTGGCGTAGAACTCGGTGGTGGGCAGGAAGCCGCCGTCAGCGTTCGCGGTTTCCGAGAGCGCGCGCTGCTGCTGCTCGGTCAGCGCGCCGAATCCGCCGCGCAGGTAACTGACGAAGGCCTCGCGGTACTGGTCGCTGTCCGCCATGGAGGTCAGGCGCTTCTCGTCGCGGCTGTTGCCGCCCGCGGCGCGGACCGTGGTGCTGATGTGCTGCGCGCGGGCATCGACGGCAGCGGCCTGCGCGTCCAGCATGGCGTAGTGCTGGTCCCGCATCTTGATGAGGTCCGACAGCCGGGCCTCGTCGCGCTTGTAGGTCTCTTCGCGCTCGCCCTGCAAGGGCTTGCCTTCGGCCTGCGCAGCGGCCACGGTGGCCTTCATGCGCTCGTACGTTGCGCCGATCTCGTCCTTGATGTCACGGATGGTGGTGGTGGTGCTCATGTAGCGATTGCCTTGATTGAGATTCCTGCCGCGTGAGAGATGCCTCCAAGGAATGCCTCGGCGCGGACTGATGCGTGAATGATCGACTGATTGGTTGCCGCCAGCGATTCCGAGTCTACGCGGAACTGCATCGGCTGCATGGCCAACGACACATAGCGCGGATCGAAGATGATGACATGCGGTTGCGTGATCAGCGCGCTGACCGCCGTTTGCGGCATGCTGCTGATGAAGTGCCACGGCAAGCCAGCGAAGTGACATTGACCGCGTTCGGTTCGGAAGTCCTGAAGGTCAGCCGGATACGACGCCTGAAACCCGCCGCCAGCGACCATCTCACCGAACACGTTGGCGTTGCTGCAGATCACCAGACCTTCGTAGTCAGCGTTGCTGAACATCTGACCAGCGGGCTGTCCGCCAGCAGTAGTCCCGCGTCCGAAGATGACGCGAGTGAGCAGCGGACCCGTCAAGACACCGGTAACCACGGTGCCACGTTCGTGACGATCGGTGCCACCGATGGCGATGCTGATGCGTTCCGCGATGTAGTTGTTCAACCGCTCCGCGAGTTGCCCGGCCATCACCTGCGCCAACAGCGACTGGATGCCGTAGTCCGCCATCAGTTCGTTGGACACCTTCGTGGCCACGATGAAGGTCTGCAGGGCCGCGCGCGTTTCCGCGAAGGTGTAGTCGGTCAGGAAGGTGTACTCCGAGCCTTCGCCCGGCGCTTCCACATCGGCCAGCGCGCTGACATCGCGGCAGCGATACGCCGACGCTGCGCTGACCTTGTTGACCAGCGGCAGCAAGCCAGCAGCGAATGTGCGCGAGTAGACCGCTTCGCTGAAGGTCTCGCTGACGGATTGGTTGCCTCCAACGCCGGACGGGATCGACTCCGTAGTGAGGCCCTCTACGCCGCCGCGCGTTGCCAAGATGTAGTCCTGTTGGGTGGTCATGTCATGCTCCGTAGATCGGCGGGACGGTCAGCAGCGGCGAGATCGGGACGATCAACTTGCCAACCATTGCACGGCTACGCGCTCCGATCTCGGTGTTCGGATTCGCTGGCATGGCCACAAGGCTGACCTCATAGAGTTCCACATCGGTCAGCGTGCGCGTGACCTGCTTGCCCTCGATGTCGAACTTCTGTTCGCGAATGGAGAAGCCGAACGACATCGCGTCGAGCGTGCCCGTGCGGACCATCTCGAAGGCGTTGCGGCTTTCGGTGGTGTCCAGCGGCATGATCTCGACGCGCAGGCCGCGCTCGTCTTCCACCAGTTTCATGCTGCCGTTCTTGGTGCGCGCGATGACCCGGCCCATGTCATGTCCGAGCAAGGCAAAGACATCCGGGCGCTCGCGCAGCGAGCGCGTAAACGCGCCAGCGGCGACGATCTCGCGCACGCCTTCGACATCGTAAGGCTGGCCGTAGGTGCTGGCATAGCCCGTCAGGCGCGGCGTGCGGTCTTCGCCTTCGTCTTCGTCTTCTTCATCGGTCCACCAGTTCGCGCGCGTGGTCAGGCGCGGAGTGATGAAGCGGTGTTCGAGTTCGATGATCGACATGGCCGGCACAGTATTCAGGTGAGACCGATCTGTCTAGCAAGTTCATCACGGTCCGCCGCGTCTGCGATCGACTCCGCCCATGCCTTGCCCGGGTCACCGCCCCACAGAGCCCAAGCGATGCGACCGTTGGATGGGTAGCCCTTCTCGCCCGGGCTGAAGCCTTCGGCCTGCTTGTCAACCTCGTGCCGCGCGAAGAACGACACCATGCGCTGCACGGTTTCGAGCGGCAGGTCTTTGCCGTTCACGATGTCCCGGGCGCGCGCTATGCCAACCTCGGTCCCGCCCCGGCCATGCTCGCTGCGCCAGTCGAGCCCTCGCTGTGCTTCCTCGCGCATCTCCTCGGTCGGAGTGTGAGAGTCCGCCCGGGCGAAGTCCACCGCGCGCTCCTCGCCCGTGTCATCGTTGGACTCGTCCGGCATTGCGTCCGGGTCCGGCGCGGGCTTCGTAATGTCCGTGAAGTTGTCGCCGCCGTATGGGGTAGCGGCTGGCACCATGTTCACCGGCTGCAGATAGGTGTCGCCCGCTGCGCCGATCGGCGGCCTGCCAATCTCCGCGCGGATCTCGTTGACCGACATGAACCCGAACTGCCGCGCGATGCTGAACGATCGGTAGCGGGTCATCAAGTCCGCACGCAGAAGCGCATCAAAACTGATCTCGGTGGCCAGCGGCTCATCGCGTCGGAACAACTTGCGCTGCGCTTCCGCTTCGAGGCGCGCGGCCCACGATGACAAGCAGTTGGTGACGTACTCGCGGTTAGCCTGCTCGGCGCTCGCGTACGATTGCTTGTTGCCGACGCCGATGACCGACGGCGGGACGCGGAAGATGCTGCAGATCTCTTCGCGCTGGTAGCCACGACCTTCAAGCCACTGGCTGTCCGCCGGCGACAGGCTAATGGGTTGGTACTTGAGCCCCTGCTCAAGGACCGCTACGGCTCCGGCGCTGTTCACGCCGCGCATTCGCTGCTCCCACGATTCCCGCATGCGCATAATGGCGTCCGGGGACAGTTCCTTGTCGGTGGACAAGATGCCGCTCGGCCTGCTGGCGTTGCGCCAGTACGACGCGCCGAAGGCTTCTGCGGCAAGCGCCACGCCGATGGCTTGGCGCGCAAGGCTGATCGGTGAGTAGCCAAGCAGTCCGTCCGGGGACATCCACATCAAGTGAAAGATGTCGTGGCTCGAATAGACCGCGCGCCCGCTGTCCACGATGCCGCTGTAGATGTAGGCCAGTTCCCCGTCCGGCATGCGCTGGACCAGCATGAGGTCCGGGCGCAAGTAGTGAAGGGCCATCGGCCTGCCAGCAGCGTCGCGCTCGATCAGCGAGTAGCCGTTGCCCGTCAGGCACGCGCTGGTCAGCATGAGTTCCCGCCAGACCATGGCGCTCATGTAGGGCGTCGCTTCCAGTCGCAGCAACCGATGGACCGGATGCGTGCGCAGAATGGACCGACCGCTATCTCCGTCGGTCATCACGGACCACGGCAATTTGCTCAACTCCGTTGCGATGGCCTGTACGCATGCATTGACGGTCGAGCACGCCAGCGCCGCCTGCGGCGTAATGGCCTGCCCGGTGTCCGAGTACATGCCGGTGTAGACCTGAACGCCACTTGAGATTGGCTGCCCCGCCGGCGTAGTCTGCTTCACCGCGCGCGCGGCCTTGGCTCGCTTCTTCACAGCCATATGAGTCCCCGCTTCTCGTAAATGTTGTCCTTGACCGCTTCGCTATGAAGTGACGCGGCAATGGCGACCGTACAAGCAATGACCGGGTCGATGCGCTCGACACTTCGGCGCTTCGATGGTCGCGGGTTGCCCGAGGCATCGCGGTCTAGCACGGTGTTGGACACCGCCCAAGTCAACACTGGATTGCCTTCGTGCGCAAGGGTCGCTCCCACTACGGCCCGTTCCAGCATCCGTGTCGGCGTGCTCATCTGCAGGAATGACTGCGGACACCGGACCACATTGATGCCCTTCTGCTCCAGTTCGTTTGCCAAGTTCTGCGCGTTGTACGGGTCATAGGCTACGGTCTGGACTCGATAGGTCTTGCACAGGTCAAGTACGCGCTGCCGCAGGAAGGCGTAGTCGGTAACGTCGCCATCGGTCAAAGTAAGCCAGCCGTTTCGGCTCCACTCAAGGTACGGGACACCGTCGCGCCGGCTGCGCTGTATCGCGCCCTCTTCGGGCGCAAAGTTCCATGACCGCACCAGCATGCGTTGCCCGTCCAGCCACAGGGCGCAGATGCTCGACAAGTCGGTGGTCTGTGCGAGGTCGAGTCCGATGAAGCACGGCAACTTCTTGAGGTCCTCTTCGCTGAATGTGTCGGCCTTGCACTTGTCCCAATCGGCCATGCGAAGCCAGCGCTCGGCAGCCGTGATGTGCTGGCACAGGTAATAGGTTCGGAAGGGCGATTCATACGACGGCTGGTCATGCGCGCGCTGCGCTTCGCTCTTGTACCAGTCAACGGTAGTCGTATGTCCTAGCGACGGGTTCGCCTTGCGCCACGTTGCCTCTTCGTTCCACGCATCGTCCGCGTCCGCGTAGTACAGGCACGGCAGGAACGCCGGGTTGTCCACCGTGCGTTCGCAGACCTTGATGGCGTACTGGAACAGGTCATGCTCAAGCGACTCGCGCAGGACGCCCGCCGTCGTGATGGACAGCATCAGCGGTTGGGACCGCGCGCCCATGCTGGTCATTACCGCTTCCCAAAGTTCGCGGCGGTTCTCCATGGCGTGGATCTCGTCTGCAATGCAGGCTGACACGTTGAGTCCGTGCGCGCTCGGAGCGTCTGCCGACAGAACTTTGTAGACACCGTGGATCTGCGGGGCTACCAAGCGGCCCGTGTACTGCTCCACCATAGTCCGCATGGCTGGATGCTGCTCGCTCATCGCCATGGCGCGCTTGAGGCACAACTTGGCCTGCGACCGATCCCGTGCGATGCCGACCACCTCGGGCGTCGGCTCATCGTCGGCCAGCAAGTGGTACAAGGCCAGCGCGGCAGCAAGTTCGGTCTTGCCCGCCTTGCGAGGGATTAGGACGTGCGCCTGTCGATAGCGCCGCGTGCCGTCCGGGCGCAGCCAGCCGTATAGGTTGCCGACGAGCGCGCGTTGCCACGGCAGCAACGCGAATGGCTTTCCGGCCCATACGCCTTCCGTGTGACGGCAGACCGATTCGATGAACGACAGCGCGTGCCGTGCGGCCTTGGGTTCCCAAACCGAATCGCCGCGCGTGGCGATCGCGTCGTACTTGGGCAGGATGTTGAAGGCTTCAGCGGACCACGCGTCGGGCTTACGACGCGAGCGCCTTGTTGCGGCTGAAGGTTGCGGCTTGCGCTTGGTCATCGCCGGTCGTAAGCCTACTGCGGGCTGATGGGGTCATGCCGAACTCCTGCGCGAGCCGGCGGATCATTAGCCCGTAGTCCAGTTGCAGGCCAACCCATGGGGACCGGCGCATACCGATCACTTGTCCGTTGGCATCCTTGACGGGCAGCACGTCCCCGTACTTCGCAAGCGCCTGCGTTGCCTTATGCCAGCGCGCGAGGTATTCCGCGAACTGCCCGAGCGCCAGCGCGTCCGCGTCCGTTAGCACTCGCATAGGCGCAAGGCATCGGGTCAGTTCCTGCCATTGCGCAGCCGCTTCGGGGCTCAACCAGTCGGGCGCTTCGGGAACTTTGAGCGGCATCTCCGGCTCGCGCTTTCGCGCCTTCGCACGCCACGACCCGGACAGGCGAAGCGCTGCGGTGGGCTTGGGGGGCGGTCCGGGCATATCGCGATGCTATCACCGCCGGCCCGGCAACGCTACCGCCGGACCCGCCGGCCCTACGCCGGCGGGCGCTCGGGGCCGTCCGGGGCGCCGGCGGGCGCTCGGGGCCTTCCGGGCCGCTCGGGGCCTTCCCGGGCCGCTCGGGGCCTTCCCGGGGCTTCCCGGCCCCCTCGGGGGGGGCGAAGGTCTAACCCGGGGGCGCGCGTTCGGAGGATGCCGCGCCGGTCTACCGGCTCA